CCTGCCACTTCGTCTGGATGCCATAGATCATTACGCCTCCACGCTCATCGAGGGCTTCCCCGCGCTACAGATCGATCCGTCTTGCAAGATACTCATCAGGGCGCTCAAGGGTGGATGGCGCTATGGGTCCGACCCGAAGAAAGACATCCTCAAGGGAAGTGAGCCTGAAAAGAACCCATACTCGCATCCAGGCGACGGCTTTGGGTACTTGTGTAGATACTTCCATCGTGGCATGCAACGACAAGAGAAGTATGGTATGGGTCGTGGCGGACGTTGGAGCCCACGCCCTCAACTCGCTCCGCAGCGTAGCTCGTACCACATACAGTGAGGCGAACCATGAACGATCCCGTCGAACCGATGCTCCAGTTCTTCGAGTACAAGCATCTCCCGGAAAAACTCCAGGAGATCAGCATGCCGTTTCACGACATGGCGCACAACATGATGCGCTGGCTGCCCAGGAACCCGGAGCGCACCGTGATGCTTCGCAAGCTCCTGGAAGCCAAGGACTGCGCTGTCAGGGCGCTCATCTATAAGTGAAGGTAACTTACACCCATGGATAGCCCCCCGAGCAACACGGCCCAAGCGCTGGCCACGCTCTCGCCTCCCGGCGTGCTCGTGCCGAGCCCCGACACGAGCCCTGTTCGAAGGCTCGATCCCAACGCGCTCAAGACGCTCGGGCAGCATGTGAACACTATGTTCATGAGCTACATTTCGGATCGTCGCATCGCCGAGCTTCGGTGGTTGAACAACCAGAGACAGTACCTGGGCATCTACGATCCCGACGTGGAAGGGCTGCTTTCTCCCAACCGCTCGAAAGCGTACCCCAAGGTTACGCGCACCAAAGTGATAAGCGTGGTCGCGCGCATCATGAACCTGATGTTCCAGGGCGATGAGGACAACTGGGACATCAAGGCCGCGCCGTGGCCGGATATCACCCCGGAAGAAGTGGGTGAGGCCCTGGCCGATGCTCAGAAGCTCGACCAAGCGGCGGGCGTGCCGTCCAACATCGATATCGACTATTGCATGGCGGCGATCCAGCGCTATGCCGACAAGCGCGCCGACACGCTCAAGAAGCTGATCAAGGACCAGCTACAGGAGCTTGGCGGCGATCAGACGATGGATTACACCACACTCAATAAGCAAGTGCTCACATCGGGCGTGCTCTATGGGCCGGGTGTTCTCTGGGGGCCATTCGTTCGGGAAAGCGAGAGCGTCACCTGGGCGATGGGGCCGGACGGGACGCCCAAGCCCAAGAAGAGCACGATGTACAAGCCCGTGTTCGAGTTCCTGCCCGTGTGGGACTTTTACCCCGACATGAGCGCCAAGACGATCAAAGGCATGGATGGGTACTTCATCAGGAAGGTGATGACCCGCAACCAGCTTCGCGATCTCGCTCAACGAAACGACTTCTTCGGCGACGTGATAGACAAGTTCATTCGAGCCAACCCAGTGGGCAACTACCGCCCGCAGAATTTCGAACTCGAACTGCGCGTGATGGGTGTAAAAGTCAACGTCAACGAAATGAAGATCGAGACGCTCAAGTACGAGTGCATCATCTGGAACGGGCCGCTCTCGGGCGCGCTGCTCCAGGCGGTAGGATGCACCGTGGCTCCAGACGACATCCAGAAGGATATCGACGCGGAACTCTGGATGCTGGAAGGCAACGTAATCAAAGCAGACATCAATCCGTGGCGTGAGTTGGATGTGGATGTGCCCATGATCCACACATTCTTGTATGATGAGGACGACACTTCTCTGTTGGGCCAGGGGTTGCCTAACGCCATCCGAGACAGCCAGATGATGGTCAGCGCGGCTACGCGCATGCTCTTGGATAACGCGAGCGTCGTGTGCGGTCCCAACCTGGAGGTGAACACCGAGCTTCTTCGGGCCGACTACGACGACAAGAGCATCTCCGCTTATAAAGTGTGGTTGCGTGAAGGCAACGGCCCCGAGGCTCAGTGGCCAGCCGTGCGCAACGTGCAGATCGATGCGCACTTGGACAGCCTCATGAAAGTCGTCGAGCTTGGGTTGCGCTTCGCGGATGCCGAGAGCTTTGTGGGACCGGCCACGGGCGGCGACATGGAGAAAGCGCCCAGCGAGCCCATGCGCACGGCGGCGGGCGCGAGCATGCTTCGTGGCGACGCGGCGCTGCCATTCAAGGACGTGATCCGGCAGTTCGACAGGTTCACGATGAGCGTGATCCACTCGCTCGTGCAGTTCAACCGGAAGTTGAACAAGAAGTTCGCTCCCGATGGCGATTACGACGTGATCACGCGCGGCGCGTCGTCGCTCATGGCCAAGGAAGTGCAGGGCATGCTGGCCGATCAGTTGGCGCAGACCCTCACCGACGAAGAGAAAGTCGAGATGGACATGCGCAAACTGCTCATGGCGAGGCTCAAGGCGCGCTCAATGGAAGATTTGCTGGTCGCGCCGGACGAAGCCGCGCGGCGCAAGGCGCAGAACGACCAAGCCGCTGCCCAGGCGCAGCAGCAACAGCAGAGTATGATCGAAGCGCAAGTGCGCGAGATACTGGCGGGTGCTTACAATAAGATCGCCCAGGGCCAGAAGAATACTGCCAACGCGGATGCGGCGACCGTGGATGCCGCGCTAAGTCTACTGGAGAAGGGTGTGCAAAATGCAGTCGCAGTCGCCAAGGGCGCGGGAAATGGAGCTATGGGTGATCCTTCGGCGCAGCCTCCCCAACCCGGAGGGCCAAGCCCTGCGCCAACTCCTGGAGTACCGCCTGGAGGTGGCCAAGGCCAAGCTGGTGGATTACCCCCTCAGTGAAGTGCCCCAACTCCAGGGCGAGGCTAGGTGCCTCGCGAGCCTCTTGAAGCATCTGACCACAAACCTTGAAGGAGTGCAGTAAATGGCTGACGCGTTCGATACCGCTTTCGCGGACATCATGAAGGCCGAGGGCCAGGAGCCCGACGCCAATTTCAACAAACCCGTCGAGGGAGAAACTCCCACTCCCCCGGTCCCGGCTGCCCCGACGCCTCCCGAGCCTCCCGTACCAGTCGAGAGCGAGTTGGAAGTGCCCGTCGAGGGCGAGGGAGGCGACACTGGGGGTGAACCCCCGATCCCCGGCGCGAAGCCGACCGTGCTCGACGACGCAGCCGTGGAGCGGCTCCTGGCGGGGCTGGCGGCGCGCGTGCCCCAGCAGCAGGCTCCACAGGGAGGGCAGGGACAGCACAGGCCGCTCCCGCAGCCCGCGCTCGTCTCCCCCCAGGAGACCCAGGAACTCACGCAGTTCTACACGGACTGGCCGGATGTTGCGCGCGCTATGGAGGTGATGCTGCGGGTGACGAAGGTTACGACGCAGCAACAGGTCTATGCCGAGATGGCTCGCGCTTTGGGTCCGAAGCTGGAGATGATCGATGCCCTGGCCACGAGAGCGCAACTGGATTATTTCGAGCGAGCCGTCCCGGACTATGAAACTGTAGCGGAACAGATCGGCCCCTGGGTGGAAAAACAACCAGACTACTTGCGTGGCGCTTACACCGCTGTTATGCAGAACGGGACGGAAGATCAGGTATTGGACCTGATCCATAGATTTCGACAGGCGACGGGGCAGACGCAGGCGCAGACACCCCCGGCGCAACGAGCTACCCCGGCTACTGAGTTGTCCCCGGCTGCCAAACAAGCGGCGGCGCGGTTGGCCCCAGTCAGAAGCGCTAGAACCACGCCCACCACGCAAGCGGCTGCCACTGACTTCGACAGTGCTTTCGCGGAGGCGCTCAAAGCTGTCTAACCTGAGAGGACCACATGGCCGCGATTACATCCTATGGTGACATATCCCCGGCAGTTGCCGCCTACAGCGTCGTCAAGATGCTCAAGCGCGCGCTTCCCTATCTGCACATCGAGAAGTTCGGGCAGACTTATCCCTTGCCCACCAACTCGACGCAGACCGCGAAGTTCCGTCGCTACTACCTGACGGGCGCGGGCGGCTCGGCTGGTCCCGACAACGGCGCGGGCACCAACGGCGCGGGCACCGCGTTCTACACCCCGCTGGCCACCACGCCGCTGGTTGAAGGCGTGACGCCCGCTGGCACCACGCTGGCGAACACGGATTACACCGTGCAACTTTACCAGTACGGCGACTTCACCACCATCACGGACGTGATCGAGGACACTCACACCGATCCAGTGCTTTCCCAGGCCACGGAAATCCTCGGCGAGCAGGCGGCGCAGACCGTCGAGACCCTGCGCTTCAACGTCCTCA